AGCAATAACAAGTTCCTTTTTATTGAACAAAAAATACATTCTACTTTCGCATGAAATTAATAACGGATATTAAAAGAGCCAACCAGGCCGCACAAGTTGTGAATTTCTCCAGCCACGACCAAAGCGAGAAGTATTGCATGGTCTGGTTGTAAAGAGCATTCAAGACGCCCCCCTTCCCTGTGCCACTTGCGACCTCGTCACGGAAGATTATTGAATTTATCAAATTCTGTTTTTGGGAGGCCAACCAACTCCATCCTTCCCAATCCTGAGCAGCCCCGTGCACTGGCGGCATCTGCAAAGTAGAAAACTCGTACTTCCTTCTCTTGAATGGATATAGGGTGATAACACTCTCATCGCTGTACGTTGTGCATTTCGTGTTACTATTGACCTCAGTTATCCTGCCATCAGTGAAAGTGAAACCTGCAGCACAATTGGAGAGATTGAAGTCGTTAATTTGGAAGCAAGGGCACATGTAGAACAATTCTTTGTTGAACCACTTGCTTCTACTTAAAATGCCAACCATCTGGCCCATTAATTCGTCGTCCAATTTACTAACGCTGTTTGTCAAAATAATCACTTTCTCCTGCAAGTCAGTCAGTTGTTTGGCGACTTGTACAAGATTGTAAACGGTCTCCGAATGAGTGTAAATCTGGGCCAAAATCACCCCCTTCACATCCTCCAAGGAGGCTGCCTTTCCCAATTTACTAGTGGCCCATTTGTTGCTCACGTATATTCTGGTTCCATTGGTTTGCATGCTTCCATTGTGATCTTCTATTTGGATGTAATATGGACCAATGACACCAGTGAATTCTTTTGACATTTCTACGAATTGATTGCTGTATTCCTCGAAGTTGTCGGTGAGCTGGCATATGAGGGGTGAGTTCCTGTCCTCGAAGCAATTAATTACATCTTCGAAGTCTTTTGTATCTAAACGATTTTCCCAGGTTACGATTGTTTCTGAATCGATTTTGTACCACTTTTTATCCAAAGTTATTTCTTCCCCTTTTGGACCATAAGTTGCTGGTTGAATTAGGCCGTCTTTCTTCACGTGTATGGGGATCTTAGTTTTATGAAATCCACACCTCCAAGTCGATATGCATGCGTGGTGAGGGAATAAGTAGTACTCCTCGTTGTTTCCGTCAAATTCTTTTGTCTCTGCTTTATTCACATCTGTCCTACGGTCGAAGCAAAGAGCCGCATCAGACCCCCAACAATCCCCTTGGTTTTTGCATTCGACTCCGTAACTGCATTTACCCTCCAGGACCCACTCTTTCAATTCGGTCTGGTTTGGAGGGTAAAATCTGTGAATCTTGTCGCACCCAGTGTTCGGATCCACAGCCCCTCCACTATAGCAGTAGGCAGTGTATCTACTTCGGTACCCAATGTGAGCATCTATTTCTGTCGGATATTTGGTTATCCTCACTCTATGATGGGCGCTCTTCACATCAATCTTTAGAGGTTCCTGAGTTCCCAACTTATAGGGACCAGCACATGACTCACTTGAACAGGGTGAAGCCTGGGCAAGGCTGACGAAGGTCAATTGCAATAACAGTGTCCCCAGCATGTTTATTAAATTGAAAAGGAACTGTGATTGCT